TTGGACTCCACAAAGACCGGAGCTGAGCCACCCGAGCCATCCGCAACGGTGTTGTATTTGTCGGTGCCGACGCAAGTGAAACCAAGGACGGTGCCTGCTGCTGGTGGCGGTATGTAGCCGCAGTCAAGAGAGTTGGACTCCACAAAAACCGGAGCTGAGCCACCCGATCCATCCGCAACGGTGTTGTATTTGTCCATGCCGACGCAAGTGAACCCAAGGACGGTGCCTGCTTCTGGTGGCGGCGGTGGCGGTGTGTAGCCGCAATCAAGAGAGTTGGACTCCACAAAAACCGGAGCTGAGCCACCCGATCCATCCGCCACGGTGTTGTATTTATCGGTGCCGTCGCAAGTATACCCAAGGACGGTGCCCAATGGTGGCGGCGCGGCAGCAAACCGATATGGATTCAGGAGATTCATGCGCGGGTGCCAATGAGTGTGACTTTGTAGCCTGCGCCCGCTTCGGTGCTGCCGATCTGGTCGATGATAAAAGTCAACACAGCATTGTCCTCCAGTGTATTATCTGAGAGCGTGCCAGGGACAGCCCCACCGACTGAGGTGGTCTCTGAGATGGCAATCTGCGGACTCACGCTGAAGATAGTCGTGCCTGCCTCCTGCACGTCGATGATCGCAACAGATCCCGTAGGCGCCGCGACACACTCAATGCGCACACTCGTCACCGTCATCGCATACGGCACACGCCAAGTGACTTTAGTGCCAGTCGTTGCCGCAGATGTTTCGTCACCTAGCGCAACGGAAAACTCAACGGGCATCCCGACAAATGAGCCGCCTGCGCGGTAGTAGCGCTCATCAACACGCAGATCCCAAACCGCAGCTTCTTCGGTCGCATCGCTGCACACCCATTCCCGGCCATCCTCATGCACCCATCGTGATCCGACGCGGAATCGTAGCGAATCTTTGGCGTCATCGTAAATCGTTGGGGCACTAAAGTTCATCCGCACCTCGCGAACGCCGCCCGCACTTTGGTCGTAATACCACTGCCTCCCGCCTTCCCAGCGTTGCCGGTAATCAAGGGAACAGACCTGCTCGATGCCGCCTCCAGAGCCCATGCTGCCATAGCTCGGATCTCCAGCGGCGAGGAATGAGCCGTTGTCAAAGTCAATAGGGATACTGCCGCCGACTCCATCGTTACCTGCTGGGCCTTGCGGACCTTGCGCGCCATCGTTGCCTGCTGGGCCTTGCGCGCCATCGTTGCCTGCTGGGCCTTGCGGACCTCCATATTCACCCTGCGGGCCTTGCGGACCTTGATCGCCCTGTGGGCCTTGTGGGCCTTGCGGACCTTGCGCGCCATCGTTGCCTGCTGGGCCGCCGGGGCCTTGCGGACCTTGCGCGCCATCATTGCCAGATGGGCCGCCGGGGCCTTGTGGGCCTTGCGGGCCTTGCGGGCCTCCATATTCACCCTGCGGGCCTTGCGGGCCATCGTTTCCCTGTGCGCCTTGCGGACCTTGCGGGCCATCGTTGCCTGCTGGGCCGCCGGGACCTTGCGGACCTTGCGCGCCATCGTTGCCAACTGGGCCGCCGGGGCCTTGTGGGCCTTGTGGGCCTTGTGGGCCTCCATATTCACCCTGCGGCCCTTGCGGTCCTTGATCGCCCTTTGGGCCCTGCGAGCCATCGTTGCCTGCTGGGCCTTGTGGGCCTTGTGTGCCTCCACCTACGCCAGCACCATCAAGCCCAAGATTTTCCACCGCCTGCTCTTGCTGCTCCGTGGTCAGTGTCTGTGGGCCGTCGTAGCGCACAAATCGTGCATCACACTCCGGCAGGCTGGTGGCGGGTTCGGCGTTCTCGGTCGGGTTACCTTCACTGTCTCCTGTGCTCACTTTTCGTAGCAACGTCAGTTGCAAGTCGTCACTCGCCTCCCAATCGGTCGCTCCAGGGATCTTCCACAAAATCTCTCCAAAGACCGCCAGACTCTGTTTGAGCGGGTGCTCGGCCAGTAGGTCCACCACGGCCACGGTGTTAAAACTCAGTCTGCCCGTGTAGAATCCTTGAGCCACACTTGCCGGCACACTCAACTCCGTCATCTCTGCTAGCAGCGTGCCACCCTTGGCATCACGCACCACCAGTTTAATCTCCGTGCCAGCGGGCATCCCATACGCTTCCCCCACTTCAATCCAGCGAATCTCGACACGCTCTCCAGTCAGCGCTTTGACTTGCTGCTGGTAACCACCCGCCCTGGCTGGCAGCTCTGCACTCACTGTCCCATCCATTAAGTTAATAAAACAACGCATACCTTAATCCTCTGCGTCAACCCACAAAAAAGCGCCGCCAGTTTCCCGGCGGCGCTGCTGAATAATCCTTCGCTTGGCGATTAAGCCCACTGCGTCGTGATGCAGTAACCCTCGTTCACATCGGTGATCTTCTCAGTGCTGTTCTGGCGCACGCGCATGATGTCGCTGCGGTTCGTTTCATCGCGGTAGGACTCCGCGACATACAACCCGCTGGCATCTTCGGTCCAAACGACCGTGCGGCCAATGCCGCCTTCGCTGAACTCGCCGCTTTTCAGGTTGGCCAGCACGATGGTGCTGGTGCCCCAAATCGCGCCAAGGGAGAGCGTTGCGCCCTTCTTAGCCGTGTTGCGACTGCGGGTGCCGATGAGCAGTTCCTTGACCTCAAGGGCTTCCGCCAGTTCACCCAGCGTGAGACGCTTGTTGCCGACGTTGGCATGGTTGCCGAACACATAGGACAGCAGCTTGGCCGAGCGGCGCAGGCGGTCAAACACCACGTTGCTCATGATCAGGCTCATGTCTTCCTGATTCACGCCACGGGCGGTCAGGTATTGCTTGGCTTCCTGGATGTCGCGAGCCAGGTCAATGGTCGCCAGATTGGCTTCCGTGTAGGCCACGACGCTGTTGGCGGCTTGGAACCCGCTGTTGGCGGCGATCATCACCTTCGTCGCCACGCGCTGCTCATAGGCCAGCGCGGTGTTGCGGCGGAGCTTTTGAGCGGCGGAAACTTCCATGTCGAAGAACTTCTTGACCTTGCGGGCGTCGGTTTCATCGACGGCTTCTTCAAGGCCACGGTCTTCGCAATCGAAGGTGTCCCATTCGTAGCTGCGATTGATGCGCTTGTAGCCGGAGCCTGGAGCGCGTTTGGTGTCGGTGTCAGCGTCCAGAAGGCCGCCGTTGCCGATGTTGTAGCGCGGGTAGCGCCCAGTGGGTTCGTCGCTGGAGTAAACCCCCAGGACCTTGTCGCCGATCAGGCCTTTGTCTGCTTCGCGGGCCTGTTCAAGCAGGACGCGGATGTCAGAACGGGAGACGGCTGCTGTGTTTGCGTATGCCATAATTTTAGATTCTTTCGAGTGTTTGCAGTTGCAGTTTCAGTTTCCCGATCAGTTGAAGACGACGCGGATGATGGTGCCGTCAGTGGTGCTCGCTTCGAGCGCCTGACCGATCTTCGGCAACAGGAGATTAAGAGTGGCCGTGACGGCGATGTTGCTGCCACCACCGGATTCCACGGCGATGGAGAGACGCACATAACGACGGGCCGTTGGGGCCAGCGCAATGTTTGTGGTCAGCGCTGCAGAGCCTTGGCTCGTGGCAACGCCGGTGCGGGTGATGGCTGGCACACCCGCCATCGTGGCAAAAGTGATGTCATCGGCACTGTCCTGCACCGTGAAGGTCGCAACCTTGGTGTCCACCAAAGATGGCAACGCAGGGATGGCGACTTGAAGCTGAATGCCGTTCACCGGATTCACCGAGAGGTCATGGCTGGCAGTCACCGCGGTTGCGGCGGCGGCTGGCATGGCGATAGCGGCAGCCACTGCGGCGTGCTTGTCGATCTTGCCCAAGGCCGCGCCCTGGATGGCGTCACCTGCGGCGATGGCCGAAGTGCCATTGTGAGTGGCGTAGTGGCTGCCGTTGCTGCGGACATGAACGCCCACCGTGTTGGCGGACGGCTCACTGCCGTTGAAGTCGGCCTCGCTGCTGCCCATGAACTGCTGGGCAGCTCCGGCATGAACGGCGTTACCTGCCACGTTGGCGATTCGGCGGCCCATCGTGATTGCCACGCCGGTATCGGCCACCAGACTCAAAACATTGGAATGCTGCATATATGTGTGTTTTTTGTGAAAGTTTGTGTCTCTGGATTACAGGTTCGTGACGCCCTTGCCCTTCTGGTGCGCGGTGTAGTCACCAGGGTAGGTGCCGATGGCAAACTTCATGGCCTCAGCCTTGGCTGAGAACTCCGAAAGCGTCGGTTGGCTCTTGCGGATCTCGGTGAACTTGGTCGCCACACGCTTCTCAAAAGCGGTGCCTTCGACTTCGCTGCCCGATTCATCGAACATGATCTGCTCTCCACGGCTGGACAGTGCCACTGGCGCGCCAGCCTGATACTCAGATACCAACTCACGCAGCGCCTCATTCTCAGCGGCCACGGCTTCAAAGCGCGTGATCAACTCAGCCTGCTTGGCTTCGATCTGGCTGAACATCGTTTGTTCGGCAGCGCGTTTCTTGGCCTGCTTCTCACCGGCCAGCTTGGATTCAAGCATGTTGATGCGATTCTCAAAGTAGGTGATCGGATCGCGGCGGCTCAGCTCAGCTTCGGCAGCTTCAGCAGCTTCGCCTTCGCCTTCGCCTTCGCCTTCGCCTTCGCCTTCACCTTCGCCTTCGCCCGCCTCTTCGGCCAGCACCAGACCGCCCTCGCCGTCTTCGACCAGCGTGCCGTTGTCGATCAGTTGCTGAATCTCAGCATCAGAAAGTTCGGATTCAGCGCCTTCTTCTTCTTCACCGCCAGCTTCCATCGCGTCGATACGCTCGTTGATGCCGGAAATTGCTTTCATGAGGTCCGCCATCGTTGGTTCGGCGGCTGTCTGTTGGGATTGTTCGAGGGTTTTAGCCATGCCCTTCTCGGCGCTGTCAACACCCAAGGCATTACCTTCGGCAAACATGCCGCCTGGATTCGCCGCTGGACTCGCCACCAGATCGGTGCTCACCAGCTCGGTGCAGCGGGCATGGCGCGTGGCTCCCGCCTTCAACGGCACCTTGCGACCGCCTGCTGCCAGCGTGTAGTATTCCTTGGTCTTCTCATCCTGAAAAATGGTCTCGCCATCCGCCGTTTCGGGCTCGCCGCGAAACGCCACACTCAGGCCAATGCTCGATGGCATCCGCTCGGCCATCTCCAGCAAATGTTCGGTGGTGGCATAGGTCCGCAGCAAGTGCCAGTCACCCCGCACCTTGTCGCCATCCATGCGGAAGTTGGTCAGGAATCCATTCACGGCATCGACGCCGCTGCCGTGATTCGTCTTCACCGGCACCTGGCCCATCTTCTTGGCGCAGAGAAAAATCTGTTTCAGCGTCTTCGCATCCACCTCCAGCCCATGACCTTTGGCGGTCAGGCTGCCAGTGATCATGCTCACGCCGGTGATGACGGCATTGTCGGAATCAACGGCACCATCGGCACCGAACGTCGAGAAAGTATAAAGGGGTTTGCTCATAGCAAACCCCGCCCATTGTCAATTCATGCTCGCCATCCCCAACTTCACCGCTCTGGAATCCGAACTCATCCTCGCCTTCCTCATCCTCGCCTGGCTCGCCGCCGCCCTCTGGGCCTTAGCTCACCAAACCCGCCGCTCCTGTCATTTGTCATTTTCCCCTACTCCCCCTGCATCCGCCGCCGCTGCATGTAAGCTCCTGCCCCCGGCTTCTCCGACGGAGATTTCATGAATCCCTGGCCACGCCCGCCACTGTTCTTCGACACCACCGCCCCCCGCAGCTTGTGCAGACCACCGCCCGCTGCCTTGAGCCCTTGGCTCACCAGTTTGCGCCCACCGCGCGTGCCAACCAGCATCCCCGCTCCAGCCAGTGCCGCCGCACCCGCACCTGCCACCAGCGCCTTCTTCCCGTAAGCCTGCCGCATCGTCACCGGATCTGCCCCACCCGTCGCCGCCCCAACAAACTGCCCGTCATTGTCACGCGAACGGTCGGAGAACTCGGAGAACCCGGTTCCCTTGAGTTGCTTATCCAACTGCGCACGCTCCTTACCCTTCAACCGCTCCAAGCCCCAACCGATATGAGGTGTTTTAGAGGGTGAAGATTTGTGCCATTCCTTCTCCGCCTTTTTCGTGGAACGAATGTCGCGGATCGTGTTCGCCACATGGCGTGAACTCGGAATTGGATGGCTCCCTGGGGTATTTCCCTTCCATGTTGATTGTTGCCGTTGCGGAATCCGATAATGTTTCAGCAAATCGGCAGGCGGCTTCCCACCGTGAACCAGCTTCAATGCCTGATCCCCACGCGCCAACTCCGTCAGCGCCCCATCCAACCGCTCCAGCATCACGGCTTTCGCCGCGCCTGGCTTGCTTTCCTTGGCTTTGGCTTTCGCCCCGGCCTGCGGATCGAAACTGCGGATCTCCACATCCATGCCATACTTGGTTTTGCCGTCCCGATTGCTCATGTTGCGGCCGGTGATCTTGTATTCGACCAGCGCCGTGCCTGTCTCCGGCACCCCCATCACATCATCCTTCACCCGATTCACATACAGATTCGGATACTGCACCTTCGGCGTCTTTGAGTCGCCGAGCGATGATGGCATACAGCCGTAGCTATCGTCATAGGTGAAGCCCAGATCGAGCTTGTCGAACTGCGTCAGCAGCCGGGAGAGTTGAGTGAGGGAAGTCATGTCAGGAAGGATGAAGGATGAAGGATGAAGGATGAAGGTTACCAGTCCGTTGGCTGGATGCCGCGTGCTGGCCCTGCCTTATTTGATTTGCTCCAACGCATCATCGCACTATCCGCCTTGCTTTTACGCTTCGGCACAAGTGCGTTGTTTTTTTTCATCAAGACGTCTGCCTCAGACATGTTGCCAGCCCGTGCGGACTTGAGCATTTTGCGCGAGATTGACTTCATGACACGGTCTGTCTTCTGATAGCCCAACTCCACCAGCGCCCCATCCAACTGCGCTTCGAGTTCGACCAGACGTTCAGCACTGGAGAAACGCACGCCTTTGAGAGCGGCCATCGCGGCCTTGCCAATTCCCAGCTTCGGTTTCTTCCAGCCCATGCCCGCCGATCCCGCCATGCCCGCTTGCGTGGCCGACTTCAAATTCTGTCCATACGCCCCGACACGCGCCGCTGCCGGTGCCGCTGCGGCCTTGACTTTGTCCACCATCGGACCTGCCACTGCCCTGAACTTGTCCGCACGCTCGACGCCCGCCACCTTATTCAGCGCCTGATTGCCCACGGCTTTGTAGGCGTCACGCGCCCGCACCGGACCAGCCTCACTGGCACGGTTCATGATGCTCTGATGCCCGTAAAGACCAGCCGCCCCCACCAGTCCCGCGCCTGCCACTTTTTTGAGACGGCTGTTGCGCTTCTCACGCTGCTGCGCCTGCCACGGATATTCACCACTGGCATTCGCCGCCAGTGAAAATTGATTGAGTGCCCCATTGAGCTGGGAGGAAAGTTGGATCAGCTGCTGTGTGTTCATAGAAAAAGTGTGTCCGTCAGTTTGGTTCAAGTTGTCAATCGGCTCGTCATTCGTCATTCGTCATTCCCTCACGCCGCCGTCCTCGGATGCAGTTGAATCGTCGGCCCGCCACCATTGCTGGCTTTAGGCTTCACCGCCGCTTTCGCCGCCCGCATCTTGTTCACCTTCTGCAACGCGGTGCGGACCTTCGCCCGCTCCGCTTGCACAGCCGAGTTCGTGACACTCGCCAGCTTCTTGCCGCCGAGTTTCTTCATGACCGCCGCCGTTAGCCCGCTGCCGGCCAGCGCCGCACCCGCCCACAGCTTGCGCTCGTTGTCGATCTTCTCATACCACTCCTTCGGCCTGCGCTCACGCCCCTGGCTGCCCGGTGCAAACACCCGCGCCGAGCGACCCCGCGCATCCCGCAGATCCCAGCCGTGATCCAGCGGATCATTGAACGATGTCACCCGCTGCGGCCACGCCGAAAGCCCCAGCGTGCCTGTGCCTGCTCCTGGCTGTGCCTTCGGTTTGCGCACCCGTGGCTTGACCACTTCCAGCGGTTTCGTTGCGGCTGCTTTGGCAGCGGCCGCCCGCTGTTTCAGTGACTCGGCTTGGGCCTTGATGTCTGCCGCAATCTCCGCTGCTGTGCTCTGCTTCTTGCCCGTCTGCGCTGCCGCATGGGCCGCCGTGCCCTTATCAGGGAAGGCGTCTGGCATGACCTTGTTCACGGCGTCTTTGCCTTTGGCTTTGAGCGACTCCACCCCGCGCTGAATCTTGGGGAATTTGCGATACGCCAGCCCTGTCGCCAAGATCGCCCCACCCGCGATGAGCTGGTTGCGCTTGCGCTGGAACCATGGCTTCTCCCACTCGCGCTTTTTCTCGCGACCCCAGGCATCCTTCTCACGCTTCTCGCCCTTGACGTGCTTGACCACATCCCGCGCCAGACCACCGCCGCGCTCTGCGACCATGCGCACGGTGTTGGCCTTGCGCATGATGCTGCGCCCGACCTGCCCCGTGGTGGCTTCCAGCGGATTGTCTTCAATGCTTTTCATCCCTTCCTGAATCCGCTTCACGGTGTCCGGCTCAAACTTGCGCGACCCCGTGCTATGATCCTTCAACATCTTGCGCATCCGGTTGTAGTCGTTCACGTCACGTTTGCGATAACCCTTGGCCTTGCCGGTAAACGTGTCCCAGGCATCCACATAACGACCGCCATGCAAATCCGCCTGCTGCTCACTGCCACCGAACTGCGTCTCAGGTTTCGCCTTGCGCCCGATCATGCCACCGACCGCGCCACCGATCGCCGGTGCGCCATTCTCGATCGCATAAGCTCCGGCCCGCGCCCGACGCTTGGCCCACTTGCCCAACGGCTTCTCAGGATTGCGCCGCAACAGCGCACGGTAAATCGGTGCCCGCACCTTGCCGCCCAGCATCGCCCCCGCCACCGTGCCGATCGCGGCCCCGATGACGTTGAACTGCGTCAGCTTCATCTGGCCCGCTGGCCCGACCTCCAGCACGCGCAGCTTCTTGCCGATGTGCACGACCTTCTTCGCCCAGCCTGCTGTGGGTGCCGCTGCCGCTGCCTTGGCTCCGCGACGAAACCCTCCCTTAACCTTGGCCGCGTAGCGTTTCGGATCACGCAGCGGTTGCGTCAGATCCCCATAGATGCGCCCCACATCCGCCCCGATGCGTGTGGCGTTGCGGACGTTGCCCGACACTGCTTTCGCTTCCCGCACGGTCGGTGCCACAGCCTTCACGACCTTGCGACCCTGATGCACGACATACCCTGCCGCACCCGCCGCCGCTGCCGCACCGCCCAGCACGGCGATGTCTCGCGCCTGGCTCAGCTTGTCACGCTTCGGTGCGACCTCAAACCGCGTCAGCTTCCGCCCATCCGCCCACAGTTTAATCTGGCCGATCTTCTTGGCTCCCACCGCAATCTTGCGACCTGCTTTGGCAATGCCGCGATTCATCGTCGCCGCTGGCTGCACGGCATCATTCACCGTGCCCAGAGTTTCCTTGGTAGTGATCGCTGCTTTGCGCCAGCTCTTGCCAATCTTACCCGCCTGACGCAGCCCGACATTCGCCCGCGCCAGCGTCCGCCGCACAGCCGGTGTCAGATCGGCCACCGCCTTCTGCCCCTGCTTGTAGAGACGGTGGCCACCGTAGCCCGCGCCACCGATCAACCCCAGCGTGCCGACATCCTTCGCCAGCCCCAGCTTGTCCCGCAGATCCCGCGTCCGATTGCTCTCCGCAAACTCGGTTTTTTCTTTCGCGGGTGCCAGTCGCGATACTAGCTTTTTGTGAACCTTCACCGCGCCAGCCCCAATCAAGGCACCAGAGAGCCCACCCAGCGCGGCCACACCCCCCAGCAGTTTCGCGTCCTTTTTGACCTGCTTGCCCACAAACTTCATGAGCTTGGACGCCGCGACCCGCCGTTCATTCCTGGTGACCCCTCGGCCTTTCAACGTGTTCCACAGTTTCCCAGCTTTAGGCGTGCTATGCACGACCGCCGCCAGTCCGCCCCCCGTCATGGAGGCACCTAAAGTCGCCGCGCCAATCTTGGCTCCCGTTTTTTCCGCCGCGTGCTTATCCTCAGCAAACTCCGTGAGACGCTGCCCCGACTCGCAGTTCCAGCGCTTCAAAGCCGCGCCCTTCGGCGTGAGTTGACCACCCTTGCTGGTGGCTCCCTGCATCCCGCCCATGCGGGCACAGAAGCTGGCGCGACGGCCCGCCTCTTTGCTGCCTGCCTTGAGCTTGCTCGGTGCCGTCGTCACCGGACCTTTGAGATTGCTGCCGTGCTCGCGGTTGTAGCTCTTGCGGAATGCATCGTTCAATCCTCCCGTGCGCGCATGACGCTTGGCATTATAACCCACGAAGGGCTTGTCGGCGAACTCCGTGGTCTTCCCTGTGCTCAACCTTGCCGGGGTCAGATCCAACACGTTCAACGAACTGGTGATCGCGCCGCGCTCGGCTTTCGCCAAAAAGTGATGGCCATCGACAATGCGGTCGTTCATGAGCAGGATGTATTTGCTGCCGGCCTTGATCTTGCCGTTCACTTCCTCCCACGCGCGACTCGCCCGCAGCGTGCCCAAGGCCTTGCGTGCCGACTTCAAATTCTCAGCATCCGCCTTGCCGATCAGTTCCGTGACGGTCATGCCGTAATGCACCAGCGGTGTGCCCGCTTTCGCATCGACAAAGCGCGTCACCTCACCCTGCACGTCTTTCGGCAGGGACTTGAACGTCATGTCTTCGATGAACGCGCTAAATCCATACGAGCTTGCCTGGCGTGTCTGCCCAGGAATACGTTCCCGCTTGTTGAGTTTTAGCCATTGAGCGGCTTTCTTTGACGTGCCGTTGAGATTGCGTCGTGGAATCTCCACCCGCAAAAAGCCCGCATCTGCGCTGGCACGCCGAAGGAAATCACCCCTCGAAAACTTCCAGTCGCCGCCGCTGCCAACACTGTCCACGGTCTCACTGCGCTTGCCTTTATTCGTCGCCCCCAGCACCGCGCCCGCCACGCCACCCGCCCGTGCGCCATGCACGTTCACGGTGCGCTTGCGTGTGCGTAGCAGCCGCGCCAGCGCCAGTGGGATTTTCACTTTGCCATCGAGCACCATGCTACCGAGATAAGCCCCGGCGGTGCCGGTGATGAGCGCATTGCGGGCACGATCGCCGCCTGAAATTTTGGAGTTGTCAGCCATGTTGGCCGCTCCACGTCAACCCTTAACCAACGACAGGATTACAAGCCTGTGAGGATGAACAAGATTTTTCTGACCTGTTAATCCTGCTTATCCTGTAAATCCTGGAACCCTCACTCCACCTTCCACGCCTCAATCCTCTGATGCACAAACACCTCCCGCCTCAGCCTGCGACTCATGGTTTCATGCCAGACATAGGTTTCTTTGTGGATCACCACCCGCCGCGCAAACGGTGGATCTCCTCCCGGCTCACTGGCGGGCACCAGGGCAAACTCGGCGCCATCCTGCAATCCTCCATAGCACACGCCTCTCGGCACCTCTGGTTTTTCAATTTTCAATTTTCAGTTCTCAGTTTACTCGCTCGCAGACTCGATGTGGGTCAACCAATCCTGGACGGTGAGGAGTTTTTCAGCTTCGTCGTCAGCGATGTCGATGCCGTATTCCAGTTCAACGGCCATGCAAAGTTCCACTACATCAAGGGAGTCCGCCCCTAGTGCTTCGAGTTTAGCATGAGGGGTGACGGCGGCTTCATCCACGCCGAGCTGCTCAACGATGAGATCAGTGAAGTAGATGCGGATTTGATCAGGGGTTTGTTTCATGGGAGTTTGGTTCTCGGTTCGTAGTTCGCGGGTCTCCGTCAGAACGGTATGTCGTCACCCTCACGCGGCTCCGCTGTATTCATCGGCCCTGTCTCCGACGGTGTCGCTGGCTTGACCCGACTCGGCGCCCCGCGCTGAGTCTCCATGCCAAACATCTTCACCCGTGCCGAGCTGGTGCCCTTCTCCATCTGCTGCCGCGCCAGCGTCGCCAGCACCGGATTCAGCGCATCGACATGCAGCCGCACCTCGCTCCACTTGTTGCCTGCGTTGTCGGCGAACTCCATCACCACCCCGATCTCACGATACTCGACGGTGGGTTTCTCTGCGCCTTGTTTGGAATACTGCCCCACGGGCAGCGCCAGTCTGTGTGTTACTTCCGCCATAAATTTTCAGTTTTCAGTTTTCAGTTCTTGGTCCTCTACCTTCATCCTTCATCCTTGCCCCTCACGGCACCACCATCTCCGCTTCCGCCAAATCCATGCCATAGCTAGCCACGAGCACCGTCACTGCCTGCTCGCGAGTCAACTCCCCTGCGTTGAGTTTTTTCATGATGTCCAGCAAGCCCTTCACCGCGTCCTTGCCATGCACCGCTGCCAGCCCTGCGGGCACCGGCCCCTGCTCGGCTCCAGGCATCTGCTCCGGTGCGTTCTCATCCAGCACCGGCTGCTCGGCGTCCGGCTCCCCGCGCGTCTGCATCGCCGCCATCAGTTGCGTAGCCTGTGGGAATCGCTCACTCTGCAACTCAATCGGCACGCCGGTCTTGGCGGCTGTGGCCTGACGGATGTTCATCTCCCGCGCCTGCGTGTCGCAGAGTTCCTCAAAGTCCCCACCCAGCTTGCCTTCGACCAAATCACTCAGCGCCAGCGCCCCGACGTTCAGTAGTTGGATGTCCGCACTCGTGTCATGGCCGACATCTCCGGTGATCTCGGCACCAAACGTCCACTTGCCCGACCCGCGCTTGGCGTGTGGACGGATCGCCCGCTCGGCCACCCCGCGACGCAGCACGCGACCAACGATCTCTTCCAGCAACTTCGACCGCATCAGCTCGCGGAAATATTTCAACGTGCGCATGACCTGATTGACTTCGATGCGTGCCGTGACGCCACCCAGCATCGCCAGATTCCAGACAAACCCGAACGGCATGTCGAGCTGAATGGCCAGCTCACGGATCTTGGTTTCGTAGTAGGCGGTGAACGCCCCCGATGGTCGCGACGGCGGTTGCTGGAAAATGATGTCATCCCCCGCTGGCAGACGGCGGATGATACCACTCTTCATGTCCATCTTGTTCACCCCCTCGGCACTCACGCCATCCCAGGCCGCACCACCCTTGGCGCCATACGGTGAGTCCGATTTCAGGAAGCCCGCAAAACTGCCGGCAAACTTGGCGGCATCCATCTCGGCTTGATCCAGCTCCTTCAAATCCCTCGGCACGGTCAGCGCCCCGCCCGCCCAGCAGACGCCGCGTGTCTGGTCAATGCGCAGCGCATCCATCAGCAGCACAAAGTTGCCCGCTGGCACCTCCTGATCCAGATCATACTGGTTGTTGCGATTGCGCTTGTAAATCTTGTAGCCTTTAGCCCGCCCCTTCTCATCGAGCACCACACCCCGCACTTCCTGGTTGCTCTGGTTGCCTGCCTGATTCGGATCACCAATGCGGTCGGCCTCGATCCCTTGCAGTTTGAGTTCGCCCTCTTCATCAACAAAATGCACGCCGACATCGCCATCTCGTAGCATCGATCGCAGGTAAAGCTGCAGCAGCTTGGCAAAGCCGTGCTGGCCTTTGTAGTCGCAGTCTTTCTGCCACTGCTCAAAGTAGGCTTCATACTCGGCATCGACCTCACTGTCTCCAGTGCGACTCTGCCACTTCACCGTGCCCAGCGCATAACGCACCACGCGACTCAGAATCCCGCTCCACAGCGCCGAGTTGCGCTCCAGATCCCGGCTCTCCCACATCAGCTTCACCACATCCAGACTCAGCCGTGGATTCTCTGGCGACCCATTGCGCCCCGCCGAGCCGCCCGTCAGTCCGCGCCGTCCGTCGCCATTGACGCCATCATAACCAAACTGAGTGATGGCATCCCGCGCCCGACCCCGCTCCAGAGCCACCTGCGGCGCCACATAGGTGATAAGTTGATCCAGTAGATTGAGTTTTTTTGACGGCTTTCCCATGCCACGCCCACCGCGTCAACGCGCCGGCAAACTCCCACCCGCCGCCACCGGATGCAGCGCGGTGATGACCGCCAGCAATTCCTCGATCACCAGCCGGTTGCCCACCGCTGGCAGCGGTTGCCATTCAGCGGCTCCGCTAAAATCCACTTCCTCTTCCCACTTCACCTGCACCTGGCAGCGCGTTTGCGCTCCCACCAGCATGAACGTCCTCAGGCCCGCCGCACGCTCGATCTCGGTGCTGGTTTCAATCACTGGCATCAGTTGCCGGAAAAATCCGCCCTCCCTCTCATGGCCGCATTGCCGCTGCTCGCCCCTTGGTTCTGCACGCGGATGCACGCTTGCAGCATGTCATCGACCCGACGCAGATCCTGCGTGTAGCTCTTACCGCCCACCGATTGACTCAAAAAACCCTGCCGCGCCACCTTGAGCCGAGTGATCTCCGCCGCCAGTTCCGGTCCGGTGTAGCTCTGGTAAACCTCAATGTGTGCGCTCATTCCCATGCCACGCCCGCCGCGTCAACGATCAGAGGTTACTGAATCCGGCATCCCCTTGAACCCACAGGCTTCCCGCATCGCCTGCATCGGGAAGGCCGGACCCGGATCGTTCTTGCGTGCTGGTGCCACATCCTCATGGCCCATGGCATCATCGAGCTTGTAGCGTTTCACCAGAGCCTTCGACAATTCCTCACACGCCGCCAGTTGCAAAGGCGGATACGCCTCCCACTCCTGCACGGCTCCGCCGTTGCCATGCTTCGCCTTCACCAGAGGCAGCTTGGTCCAGCGTTTCGCCAGCGCCACATCATCCCCAGCGTTCGCCAGTTCAATGCCCAGACTGCATGAGTTCAGCCCATCAAAGCCCTGCCACTTCGAGCGCCCAGCATGGCCACAGGTCTTGTTGAATGGCCTGCACTGGTAGATCGTGCCATTGCGGTCGATCACCACATGCGCACACGCTCCCTGCGCGTCCAGCGAGTTCCAATAATTGATGCTTGAAATCGCCGTGGCCCCGCTCGTGAAATGCCAGACCAGGAAGCGACGCACCTTCATCTCCGCGCCGCCCAGCACCGGACGCCGCACCGCACCCACCAGCCAATGATCTTCTGAAATCGTCATGGCCTCCGCCACCTGTCACCCATTCCCTCTTGCATGTTCGCCGTTCCCCGTTCTCAGTTCCCCGTTCGTCATTCGTCATTCTCATGCGCACTCTCACCCTCCCCGCCAACTACGACGTCTGGCTCACCGAGTTCAAAGACTACCTCGACCGCCACCCCGGCAGCAAGACCGCCCTGGCCCGTCACCTCATGCAGCAGCGCGGCCTCGCCACCCTTGAATCGGCTCAGGCCGCCGTCAGTCGTTTTGCCAGTGGTAAGGTGCAACCCATGGCCGGTTACTTCCTCGACATCGCCGCCTGGCTGCAAGCCCAGCAGGACGGACGGTGAAGCTTCGCGGTTCGCGGTTCCCCGTTCGTCATTCGTCATTGGCTACCTCCCGCCGCCCACCGGCGGACGCACCACCCATGTTCCCGCGCCAACCGGCGTTATAGGAAATATACTTATACATAAGTTAGTTTCACCTAGTGGTAGAAAGTTGTGAACTTGGCACACTTTCCCACATTCATAAAGTGTGCCAAGTGACACTCTCAATTTTGAGAATAAGCGGGAACTAGGAGCGGTTTAATATCAGGAAAAGAGTGATCTGAGCTTGCAACGCTTTCGCGATGTGGTAAGCTTCTTTAGTGGTTCACGCTGTGAAGCGTCAGACCTGAGCGAGGCCGCGAGCCTTTCCGTTTTTCTCGAAACCATACTGGAATCGGGCGGGAAGTCCGTGCCGAAAATAGCACGCTTGGCGTGCATCCCACTGCCCATGAAATCCGCCCCCATTCAATCCGCCCCCGTCTTCGCCACTCTTGATCTGGCAATCCTTGCCACTCTTTCGAGTGACGCCATCAAATCACTCGCCATTGCAGAGTTCACTGCGTTCGATACTTTTTCTACTTCGCGACTGCCCTACATGGGTGCGATTCGTCATCACGCTTCCCGCGCTGGCTTGTCACTTGCTGACATCATCAAAACTCATGGCCCTTCCACCCGTAAAGCATTTGAAGATTCCAAATCATTCGCCGATATTCTAGCGGCCCTTGGTTCGCTCATAAGTCAGGCAACTTTCGAGAATATCAGTCGCGCTGAGTCTCGCGATTTGAGCGCGTATCTGGCAGCCATTAAGAAAGAGACCGCTACGCTCGAAAAACTCGCGAAGTATCTCAGCGGCCCCTGTAAATTCCGCGCTGGCTGGATAGCCTACATCCTCGAAAAATTCGCGGCCCCCGTTACCATTGACGCTACGGCCCCCGCTACCGCTACGGCCCCCGCTACCGCTACGGCCCCCGCTACCGCTACGGCCCCCGCTACCGCTACGGCCCCCGCTACCGCTACGGCCCCCGCTACCGCTACGGCCCCCGCTACGGCCCCCGAAAAAATGACGGCCAAACAGCTTGTCGAATTCGTGGAAGCGGCCCTTTCCCGCATGAGCGACAAGCAAGCATTCGCGGCCCGCTCCATGCTCCATGAAATGACGGCCCCCGCTACCGTTAGCGCGGCCCCCATCGCTGATATCATTGAATTCAAGCAAGCGGCCTAAACTGCCAAGCCTGAAAAGGCCGCGCTCAAAAGAGCGCGGCCTTTTTAACGGCCCACGTTCCCGCCAGCCCGTCCGCAAGGATGCGGCACAAGGTAGGTCCGTGCCCACGATAGCACGCTCGGCGTGCCTCCCCGTCCGCCGCTCTGCGGCACCAAGCTAGAATCATACCCACCCCCGCACGCTCGGCGTGCCTCCCCCATCCCCGACTATGAAATTCACGTTCGATCACCCACGCGGCTTCACCGCCCCTGCCTGCCATGACGACGCCTTCACCGCGCCCATGAGCTACTCGGCGAATCTCGCCGACACGAACATCGCCATCAAAAGCAACGGCCAGCCGTTCTATCACGACGGCAAAGTTGTCCTGCTCTTTGCCCAGAAAGCCAGCCCTGGCACATTCGCCAGCCGCAAGGGCAAACTGCGCAAAGCCAGCGCCGTGGCGACCATCAAGTCCCAGCGCTGGTTCGCCCCCGAAGGCGAGGCCCATGCGCGGAAGATGGACCGATTCCAGCGCGGGTGGCTGGCCACCAAAGCCGGAGTCATGACCCGTCTGGTCGATCCCGCCACCGTGGCCACCACCCGTGAACCCGCCCGCAAGAAACCCCGCACCGCCGCCCAAATGGACCGCGCCCGCTGCACCGCTTAATCTCACCCCACTCCAAACCCACAGCCCGTCCGGCCCCCGCCGCACGGGCTTTTTCATGCCCACAAGTCAGAGCCTTCACCCTTCATCCCTTCATGAAACTCACCTATACCCCCGCCACCCGCAACGCCGTCGCCATGCCCGAAAGCATCGGCGAAGAACCCGCCGTCCGTGCTCACGCCGCCAACATCCTGCGCAGCGCCCGCCGCCGTCAGGACGGCAGCCTGAAACCCCGCGAACTCCGCCCGCGCTCCGCTGGCAAAGCCGGCCTCTGGAAGCTGGCCCAAGGCTTCCTCCACCTCTGCTGGTAACCCATCAAGCTTCATCCTTCATCCTTCATCCTTCACCCTTTCCCATGCCCCTCTACCTACACCTCTTCCACGGCAGATCTCACCCCGACGACCAACTCGATGACTGGGGCCGCGAAGGTCCCACCTTCGGCCCACTCGCCAGCATCAGCACAACCTACGGCTCTGCCCCCCGCCTGTTCTTCCCCGACGACTCCGAGGGTTACCTTACCGAGGTCGAAGGCCTCATCTACTACGACGGCTACTACTACGGCGACCTGTCCCTGTTCGACAGCCCCAACTTCGAGGAAGCCACCGCGACCTTCTCCCAGCGCGAGGCCATCCCGCCCGGTATGCCCTGCCCACCCGACCCTGTGCCGCCCGAGCCCGACCGATTCCCCGTGCGTCAGATGGCAGAGATTCCTGCCCTGCAACGGACCGCGCTCTATGTGGCTGAGGTGGATAAAGTCGTCACCCCCGAAAACGAATGCGGCATCTTCGCCATCACCCCTGCCGCCGAGTCCCCGACGCTCGATGCCATGGACAAGGCCCTGATCGACTGCCTCGTCCGACTGCGTGACCAGCAATCCTTGGGCCGTGAGAATGACGACCTCATACAGCACGCTGTCAGCGCCCTGGCGGCCAAACTCGGCCCCTTCGACCCGACCGCAGGCTTCGATAGCGTCGAGCAGGCTGGCTACCTCATCCACGCCACCGCCAACCCCGCAGCCTCGGTCAAGGCCGTGATCGCCCACAACCTTGACCAAGGCGAGTTCGGCTTCTGCACCGGTCTCCTCATGGACTGGTAACCCCTCGTCATTCGTCATTCACCCCAACCCACCCCACCCACCCACATGAAAGCAAGCATCCAAAACAACATCCTGAAAATCGAAATCCCGCTGAACGCACCGAAGATCTCCGCCTCCGGCAAGTCCTTCCTGCTCGCCAGCGACACCACCAAGAACGCCGCCGAATACACCGCTGACGATGGCAGCAAGAAGCAGGTCACCGTGGCCCTCAACGCCTACTACAAACCGTAACGTCCAAGGGTGCTGGCTATGAGTTTTGGAGACTGAACGTGTTCTCCAGCACCTACTTCCATGAACCGTTGAACCTCCCGCCGCAGCGTCACGCGTCCGCCTCACGGCGGCGCGTTGACGTCTGCCGTTGCTTTGTCCGAGTTTGTCACACATTGTTAAAAAACTGTTTCAGTTACACATCTTCATCCTTCCACCCTCCACGCCCTACCCTTATGGCCCTTCCCCTGTCCCAAACCACCCTGCTCGCCCGCCAAAAGTTCTCTCTCTTCGGCAACAACGTCAAAGACGACGACCTCACCGCTGAGGTCCACATCAAGCATTCCATGAGCGACAAAGCCGGGAAATACACCCGCTGTCTCCTCCCCGCTGACTGCCTGAAACCCATCCGCGACATCCGCAGCGCAGCCCGCAGCGATCACGAAAAGCAGACGATGGTCACCCCCTTCGGCAGCATCCTGCCCGCCACCCGTTCGGAGAACTACCTGCGCTCCATGACCGCATGGAAGGTGCAGTGGGACGGTGCCGTGCGCCGCTTCATCGACAATTACGCCAGCTACAAGCAGCGTGCCCGACTGGAGATCCTCAAGGATGCCTACCGCGAAGAGGACTACCCTTCGTCGTCCCAGCTCCCCGACCTGTTCTGCTTTGACTTCGGTTTGCTGCCGCTGCCCAACCCCGATGCGTTGGATGGTGTTCCCGGCCTGAGCGATGCCCGTGTGCAGATGCTCAAAGACCAGCTCGCAAGTGCTGCCGAGTTGGCTGGCACTCAAGCCCGCAATCAACTCATGGAGCGCATCACCGACAAGATCAACCGCCTGTTCCAAACGCTTTACGAGGCCGGTCCAGACGGACAGCCGCGCCTCAAGCCCAGCCCGCAGATTCACAGCTCCACGCTCGATAACCTGAACGAGATCCTGGAACTGGCTCCCAGCTACAACATGACGGATGACAGCCGGATCTCCCGTCTGGTGAACGATGCCCGACGGATGTTGAACCGAACCAAGGATGACCTGCGCGACAGCGCCGTGGCCCGCACTGCCACCGCAGCCGCCCTAACCACCCTGAGCAGCACCTACGGCCTCAACTTGGCCCCGCGCAAGCTCGCCGCCCCATCTACGCCCCCCCGCAGCACCACACCGCCCCCAACCAACAGTGCATCATCCCCCACCGCCGCGATGGCCGCTTAACCGATTCATCCTTAATCCCTTATACTTAATCCTTCACCATTCCTCCGTTTATGCTCGCCTGTCACACACCACCTCGTAAAGCTCCTGACCGCATCCACCGCAGCCTAACCGATGCCAGCCTGCAAGCCGCTAGCACCGGCGTGTCCCAACGCTACCGACCACCCGCCGCGTTTGTATTCATGGGCCGCGAAGGCGACTCCGTCTCCATCTCCTCTGATGGCTTCGTCCGCCGCGTCCGCGTCTATGATCGGCCAAGCACCCAATGGGTCTGGTTACACTGCGCCGCCTTTCCCGCCAGCGCAGTCGCGAAACTCCCCTTACCCGCAGCGGCCAGCCTGCCGATTTTTTAATTGTTGATAGATCAATTTTTTAATTCTCGTTAATTTTTATTATTTAAGATAAATTAAATATTAATTAAATTTAACTAATAACATCATGACCTTAATGATAGCTAACGGCAGCGTCCGCGCCCTGTGGACCGACGCCATTCCCTTGCGCGATCTCGGCCCCTGCCAAGTCGAGCGCGCTTCCACGGTGGATTTCAACCCCACTTCCCAGGAATGGGAAGTCCGCGTCCACGCTGAACGCCCGCCTCTCTTCTGCCATCCCGACCGCAGCGCCTGCCTGCAATGGGAAACCGACCACGATCACCTCCTCCTCGCTCAATAACCTCCTAACTCCTAACCCCTCACCCTTCATCCCATGTCCCACATCACCACCATCAAGCTCCAGATCAAAGACCTCACCACCCTCGAAGCCGCCTGCGCTGAACTCGGTGCCCAACTCGTCCGCAACATCCCGACCTACAACTGGTATGGAAGGAAGGTCGGAGATGAACCCCTGCCGGAAGGCATGTTGCTCTCCGATCTCGGCAAGTGCGACCATGTCATCCGCCTCCCTGGCGTGCATTACGAGGTTGGCGTCGTCGCCAGCCGCACCACCACCGGCAACTACACGCTTGCTTGGGACTTCTTTGGCAGCGGCAAAAACCCGGCACACGACGGCCTGAAACTCAAGGCCCGCTTTGGCGATGCCCTCGTCAAACTCCAGGACGCCTATGGCGCCCAGACCGCCATGCAGATGCTCCGCCAGAAAGGCTACACACCCATCCGCAAAACCCTACCCAACGGGGCCATCCAAGTCACCTGCGCCGCCTAACCTTCATCCTTCGTCCTTCACCCCTCATCCTTTAATGAAAACCATCACCATCACCCTACACAACGGCACCACCGTCGTGGAAACCAGCGGCTTCAAAGGCAAGTCCTGCCAAAGCACCACCGCCCAGATCGAGGCTGCTCTCGGCGTCGTCACTGCGGTTAAAAAGAAACCCGAGTTCCACAGTCAGGCCACCACCGCCACCTATCAAAACGCCAACGCTTAAACCATGGACACCACCACCATCGACGCCTTGATCAAAACCAAGGCACAGGCACAGGCAGAGACCGATATGCGGGATCTGCGCAATCTCATCCATAGCTGGCAGTCCACCCACCCGACCGCTAAGCCCGACCAATCTGGCTGGCTGGATTTTCACTACAGCAACATGAGGGTGAATGACTATGCCGCTAAATCCCTGAAAGGGCCCAATGCACACACCCACCGTGAGACCATTAACAAAGGTCTCTCAAGCCTGATGCACTACTACCAAACCGACCGCGTCAATTTCCTCATCAGTGAGATGACCGCCGATCTGCTCTCCAAAGTCTCCCTCCTTGGCTAACCCCATATCAGTTCCCCACCCTTCATCCTTTCTTCCTTCATCCTTTCTTCCATGACCACCACTCTCTACAACCGCCAAGCTGGCAGTGACAAGGTTTACCAAGTCACCATCCAGCCGATCAGCCTCGGCACGGCCATCGTCACCTTTGCCTATGGCCGCCGGGGCAGCACCCTGGCCACCGGCACCAAGACCCCGGAACCCGTGCGTGACGCCGTCGCCCTGGACATCGCCCAGAAACTCATCCGCTCCAAGCAGGCAGGCGGCTACGTCATCGCCACCGATGGCCAGACCGCCGCCGCCGTGGCCCCACCCGTCAGCAGCACCCCGGCACCCGAACCGACCCTGCCCATGCTGCTCAACAGCATCACCGATCTGGAGATGACCAAGCTCCTGCTCAATGACCTCTACTGCGCCCAGCAGAAATACGATGGCAAACGCATGACGCTCACCCTCAGCAGTGTCGGCGGCAAAGGTGTCGTCACCGCACTCAACAAACGCGGCCTGCCCTGTGGCTTTCCCGCCACCGTCCAACGCGCCATGCTTGGCCTCGACCACCAATGCGTGATCGACGGCGAAATGGTGGGCGATACCTTCCACGCCTTCGACCTGCTCAGCTTCGACAACGTGGACTACCGCCACCACTCCTACTCCGCACGGTTCAGCCTGCTCTACGAACTCCTGACCGACGATGGAGGCAACTGCCAAACCTACCTGAACTGCGTCGATTGCGAAGAGGACTACGAAGGCAAGCAAGCCCTGCTGGATCAACTCCGCGAAGACAACGCCGAAGGCATCGTCTTCAAAGACCTGCACGCCCGGTGGTCCAGCAGCCGTCCGAATACGGGCGGCCCGGCCCTCAAGTTCAAGTTCACCGAGACCGCCAGCTTCATCACGGGATCTCCCAACATCCTGCGCAGCGTGCCCCTCTTCCTCTACTCCGGCGGTCCCGTCCTGCGTCCTGTGGGCAACGTCACCATTCCGCCCAACCACACCGTCCCTGCCAATGGCTCCATTGTCGAGGTCCGCTACCTCTACGCTTTCCCAGGCGGCAGCGTCTTCCAACCGGTCTATCTCGGCCAGCGCGACGACGTCACCCGCCGGGAATGCCACGTCTCCCAACTCAAACTCAAAGCCGCTTAATCAGTTCCCAGTTCCCAGTTCTCAGTTCTCAGTTCCCCGTTTCATTCTTCATCCTTCATCCTTCATCCTTCATCCCTCTTCCTTCTAACTATGCCTTCTGCTGCTCTAAACACCGCCCTACTCAAACAACTCGTAATCGTCGGAGACGCCCTTGAAGTCAGCCGCCGCGCGGAGATCGCCAAGCACGTCTATACCACTCTCAAGTGGCAGTTAATCGACCAGTCGACCACCGCTCATGTCGGCTACCTGATCGGCTCGATCCTGGAAGGTAATGACTTCCTCGACCTGCGCCACCTACCCGGCTACGCAGACCACCCGCTGTGGACACTCCTGCGCCGTAACATGCCGCACGACCACCCCGTCTGGCACTGGATTCAGGGCCACAATAAACCTAGCGACCGCCTCCCCGACCCTCAACAGCAATACCTAGAGAACGGCGGCACCTGCTGTCCGAACTGCGGCAGCACCTCCATCCAAGCCAGCGCGCTGGAACAAGATGCGGACATCGCTGAGCAGATGGTCGATTGCCAGGACTGCCACGCAAACTGGTATGACCAGTTCCGCCTCACCGGCTACCGCGACCTGCAAGTGCCCAGCACCGAACCTGAAACCCACAGCGAAGACGCCTAACCTTCACCCTTCATCCTTCACCCTTCATCCTTTCTTTTTATGAACACCACCACTCTACTCACCCAACGCATCCAAGCTGGCTATGCCGGTCTCATCCTCGCCTCCCACGAGGAATCACGCGCCGAACAACTGCTCGACCGCGTCTGCACCGACCTGACCTACGGCCTGCACACTTGGTCCACCACCAACGGCCGCATCGACACCCGTGCTCACACGGTCTCCGCTGAGGACGCTTTCGACGTCCTCAAAGCCGTGGCAGGTCTGCCGGAAAAAACCGTGCTCCTGCTGCGCGATTTCCATCTCATTTTGGCCGACCCCAACCCGATGCTCTACCGCCAGATGAAGGACAGCCTACTCATCGCCAAGCAGCGCCTCATCTCCCTCGTCCTCATCATGCCGGAGGTGAAACTGCCGATCGACCTGGAGAAGAACTTCTCCGTGATCGACTTCGCCCTGCCCGACCGCAGCGAGTTGCTCGCGCTCGCCACCGAACTCTGCTACGAAACCGACGAAGGCGGCACCCGCACCCTCATCCGTGATCTGCCCACCGGCGAAGCGCTGGATGCCCTGCTCGACGCCGCCGCTGGCCTCACCAGCCCCGAAGCGGAGGATGCCTATGCCTTGTCCATCATCGTCAGCGGCAGCTTTGACCCGGCTCTGGTGCTGCGCGAAAAGATCGCCATCCTGCGCAAAAACGGCCTGGTCGAATACATCGACTCCCCACTCACCCTGGCCGATGTCGGCGGCTGGGATGCGTTCAAAGATGAACTGCACACCTTCCGCCACCAGTTCACCAAAGCCGCTGAGGACTACCACCTCACACCGAACAAAGGCTGCCTGCTCGTCGGGATGCCCGGCACCGGCAAAAGCCTGATCGCCCCCATTGTTGGCAAGGAACTCGGCATCCCCGTAATCCGCGTCCGCGCCGACCAACTGAAAGGCAGCCTCGTCGGCCAGACCGAAGGCAACTGGAAACGTGTCATGGACACCGCCCGCGCCCTCAAGAAATGCGCCCTCTACATTGACGAGATCGACGGCATGACGGCTGGAGCCAAATCCAGCGGCCAGACCGATGCCGGCACCACAGCCAGCCTGATCAAAGCCTTCCTGCAAGACATCCAGGACAGCACCGGCATCTACTTCATCTTCACCGCCAACGACATCGACAACCTGCCTGACCCGCTCATCGACCGTCTCGATGTCTGGTCCGTGGAACTGCCGAACCTCAAGGAGCGTGAAGAGATCTTCGCCATCCACATCCGCCGCCGCAAACGCAAGCCCGCCACCTTTGACCTCAACTCCCTGGCCCGCGCGAGCGATGGCTTCTCTGGCCGTCAGATCGAACGTGTCTGGCACAAAGCCATGGCCGCCGCCTTCAACGACAACGTCCGCGAACCCACCACCGCTGACGTGCTCGCCGTGCTCGCCAAAGAAACCCCGACCGCCACCACCATGAAGGAACAGATCGAGGCCCGCCGCCACCGTCTCAATGGCAAGGCCCGCCCCGTCACCACCGCCACCCTCGCCATCACCACCGCCCCCAAAACCCGCAAACTCGCCGCCGCCGCGTAGTTCCCGTTCGTCATTCGTCATTCGTCATTTCCTATGTCTCCCACCCCTTTCCAGCGCGTGCTTAACAGCACCGCCCTGACCTATCAGGACTGGTGGTATTGCATGAAATACTGCCGCACCGCCGCCACCGCTGCCAAGCTCATCAACAGCGAGCACGCCCGCATCGCCAAAGGCTGCACCACCAACCGCTACGGCGACCTAACCAGCCACGCCCTTGATCTCACCCGCATCGATGGACGCCACGGCATCGGCGCACCGCATGACATCCTTAATGGATTCAGCCGCCGCCGTGGCAAATACTACCCGCAAAAATCGAAGTGCTGGATCACCACCCCGCTGCTCGATGCTGTGACCCGTGCCCGCAACCTGGCCAATGCCATCGAAGCCGAAGACCGTCAGCTCCGCCTGGCTCGACTGCAAGGTTTTGTCAGCATCAAAGCCATGCAGCGCCATGAGAAGCATCTCGACGCCATCCGCGCCGGTTGTGAGCACCTGTTCATGGCCCGCAAGAAGACGCAGGAACACCGCCTGCTCACCCTCGTCCACACCCTCGACCAGCTCCGCACCGGCAAAGTATCGGTGTCCAAACTCGACATCGCCGACATCGACCTCCTGCTCCAGCGGGCCGAAAAAGAAGTTGCCGCCGCACGCACCAGCCTCACTCTCACCTTCGCCACCCTCGGTAAACGTAAACTCGCCGCTTGAAACACTATGACCATGGTTCACCGATCAGTCCACCTTCATCACCGCCCAGCTTGAAGCTGGCATCGAACCCGCCAGCACCATGGCCCGCCTCATCCGCGAGGCCTCCGACTTCGCCCGCGATTGCCTCTAACTCCACCCACCATGAAAAAACGCCCAAGCTCCCGCGCCTGCATCGCCTGCCGCGGCCACGACCATGAACCCGATACCAGCACCCGCCAAGTGCGGGTGACCGACCGCGTCCGCCAGTTCCGCAAAAAATTCAATGCTCTCATCCGTAACATTAAGTAAACTGTAACAGAAAAAGCCGTCACCATGTCTCTCCATCTCCGCTCTCTGCGCAACCTGATCGTGCTCAACAAGCACTGCACCGAACACGACATCTCCCTGCGCCAACTGGCGCTCATGACCGTCCTACTCCAAGAAGGTCCGCGCCGACCGACCGATCTGGCCCGCCGCCTGCACATCAGCACCGCCGCCATCACCGGCCAACTTGATGCCCTAGAGGTCAAAGGCTTCACCGAACGCAAACTCGTCTCAGAGGATCGCCGCGCCAACGCCATCCACCTGACCTCGCGTGGCAAAACCTTGATCGACCACGCCGATCAGCTTGCTGCGTAGCCGCATAACTTTCCGTCACACTTAACCCATGTGACTTCGACTTTGGAGCCGCCGCCTTGCCGGACAGCGGTTTCATTCACCCCATCCGGCCGCCCACATACCCCAAACACCACCGATATGGCTAAAACCAAACCTGCTACCACCCCCACGGCGTCCTCCACCGACGCTTCTGCCCCGCTCTCCATCGCCGCCATCACCACGATGGCGCCCGCTGAACGGGTCAACCTCTACGTCTCCACCGAGCGCCGCGTCAATGCGAGCTTCCTGCTGCAAGGCAAGATCCTCAGCACACTCGACAAGGCGGAGTCGCTGCTGAAGGCCGCTGGCATCAAACCCACCAGCCTCGGCAACGCCCGCTGCGCTGAATGGGTGCTCAGCACCCTGCCCGCCCTCGACAAGCCCGTCCTGTTCGCCGTCCAGGCCAACCGCGAAGGCGATCTCACCACCGTGCCTTTCACCGAAGGTTTCTACGACCAGCTCACGCTCCGCCAGTGCGAGATCCTGCGCAAGTCGCTGACCCTCATGGGCACGGTGAAACACCGCCCGACCGTCACCGAGTCCCGCGCCATCTGCGCAGGCCATGCCGATTGGGATGACCAACTGGAGTCCTTCCTGGACACCGGCCTCACCCTCGCAGGTCTCGCCGCCCGTGAAGTGGCCCAAGCCCAGGAAGCCGCCACCGAACGCCAGCGCATCATCGACATGGAAAGCTCCATGGTGGCCATGCAGGCTCAGATCGCCGCGCAGGCTGCCCACGCTGCCGCCAACCCGCCACCGCCGCCACCCGTGGTCACCGCCCCTGTGGTCGTGGCTGCTGTTGCTCCGGTTGTGACCGTGGCCACCGTCACCGCGACCGATGCCGCTCCCGATGAGGCCGATCAGGAAGACGAGGTCGAGACGGTCGAGGAAACCCCGGCCAACATCGTGGCCTTCACCGCCCCAGCGGCAGAGGATGAGCAGGAGCAAGAACAGGAGCAGCCCGCTGAAATCGAAGACGATGCCGAAGATCACCTCACCCCTGAGGAAGTCGGCGCCGCCGTCGCTGATGCCATGGATGGCGTGCCTTCCACCGACATCATCACGCAGTCCATCGCCGGATTGCAGGACGATCTGGTGGACTGCATCGAGATCGCTGACCTCAGCGAACTCCGCCAGTGGGAGATGGAGTTGCAGCAGATCCTCAACCTCGTCCGCACCCACATCGCCGCGAAAGCCGAGCCGCAGGACGAACTGCCCGCCACCCCCGCCAAGAAGGCCAAAAAAGCCAAACTCGCCGCTTAACCGCCGAGCGCCGCACCGTGGCCATGCCCCCCG